CAAAGGAAGAGGACAGAAAAAGGATTGAATCAATCACCTCACCCAAACAACAAATACAATTGCCTACTGAGTCAAATCCTTTATTCGGGAATGTTTCCAACTCCATCAGCAAGGGATTACAAGGATGCACAAACTCCGGAGAAATACGAAGCGAGAAAGGAAATTTGGAAAGAAAAAGGGATAAACTTGCAGTTAAATCTTCCTCAGTTTATAAACAATCAAATGCTACCAACTCCGATGGCTTCGGATTGCGGGGACAAGGTGACAGGATTGGAAACACAAGATTCGTTAACAAAAATAGCAAGGGAAATAACTGGCAAAACTTCCCAACTGTCTCCCCAATTTGTGATGGAAATGATGGGCTTTCCGACAGATTGGACGGAATTACCTTTTCTAAATGGAGAAACGAATCAATCAAAGCAGGAGGAAACGCAATCGTCCCACAAGTAGTTTATCAAATATTTAAAGCAATAGATCAATACAATCAATTAAACAACCAATTAACATTATGAGCAAGATTTATGGCGGTAACGCAAAAATTATCCAAACAAAATTTGGCCAAATGACTAAGATTAGCCAAAGCAGAAGCGACTTAGAAAAGTTGCTAAAGTACCTAAACGAAAACGATACTGAATGGGTTAACCTTGTATTAAAGGAAAAAACCGAAAAGGTCGAAGGCAAGCCGACTCACTACTTAGAGGTTGACGAATGGAAGCCAGTTCAAGTGGCGAATAAAAACCAAGGCAATTTTAAGCCCGTAGAAAAGCGAATTGTTGAAAAAGACGCATTACCATTTTAAATGAAAAAAAACGATTTGTACGCAATCTTTGTGGCGTTAGTGGGCATTTGCTTGCTAACGCTGCTAAAAATTGCCAGCCTTTTGCTTTTTATTGTTTTGCTGGCATTGTGGACGTTGGCTTGGTCTTGGATTTACGAACGTTGTAAATGATTCAATTTAAGATAAACGAAAAGCCTTTAAGCGTTAATTTGGCTTGGCAAGGAAAACGTTTTAAAACGCCTATTTACAAAGAATATGAAAAGGCAATGCTTTTTCAGATGCCGCCGAAAAAGATTGATCCTAACCAAATGCTTAGAGTCGAGTTTTTCTTTGGCTTTAGCAACCAGGCAAGCGACTTAGACAACCCAGTTAAGTTGTTAATGGATATTGCGCAAAAAAAATACGGCTTTAACGATTCGAAAGTTTTTGAGTTAAACGTTCGCAAATGCATTGTAAAGAAAGGCGAAGAATTTATACAAATGGGGATTTATCCGCTTTTGCCATTCTAACAAAAATCACCTTTATAACTTGGAATTAAATCGCAACCTTATATTTGCGTAAAGATTAAAACAATGAGCATTTACGAGGGTTTACTAATTAAGAAAGCACGCAAAGCCGCTGGTTACAACCAACTGGATTTGTGCAAGAAAATTGGATTGAGTCACGCGCCAATAAACCACGTTGAGAATGGCTTGGAATCAATAAGCCTTTTGAACTTGCGAAAAATATGCGACGAGATTGGTTTGGAAGTAATTATAAAGCGAAAAGATGGCTAAAGGTTATCCGATTTCAAAGCCTGACTATTCCTTGGAGATTCGTTACCGATTAAGAGACGGCAACTGGTCGCCTTGGTCAAGCAAAGGCAAGGGAAAATTTGAGTGCATTGAACTTGTCCAGCGTCAAATCAGAACATTGGCAGCCGCTTACCAGGGACGAGAAAAAGAAGTTCGCTTTGAATGGAACGGCAAACTTTGCAATTTTGTTGGTGAGCCAACTGGGCAAACAATATTATTAATGTAGTTTTTTTGGGTTTATGTTTGTTTAAAGCCTTGGCTAATCAGTCAAGGTTTTTTTTCTAACTTTAAAAAAAAAATAAAAATGCAGATAAATGATTTAGGTTTTTGGGAAACCACAGACGAAACAGGACACATTCACGACCGCAGCATTTGCGTGGCATTGTCGCAATATTTAGCCGATAAACAAGCCAAGACAGTTGTCGACTTTGGTTGTGGTTTAGGTGACTATGCAAAGGCTTTCAAAGCCGATGGTTACAAGGTTGAGGCATACGATGGGAACCCAAATACCGAAACGCTAAGCGGTGGAATTGCCAAGGTGCTGGACCTATCTAAGCAATTTTATTTGGGTAAAAAATTTGATGTTGTTTTGTCTTTAGAAGTTGGCGAACATATTCCAGCGGAATTTGAGGACCAATTTATTGACAACATCACCAAGCACGCCAAAATGCATTTGGTTATTAGTTGGGCAGTCGAGGGACAAGGCGGTAGCGGACACGTTAACTGCAAAAACAACGACTACATTATTGGCCAAATTGAGGATCGAGGATTTAAGCACAATCAAAAGGACTCCCAAACGATTAGGAACGCGGCAACAAATGCGTCGTGGTTTGGCTACACAATTATGGTATTTGATAAGGTCTAACTTTGGTTAGACTTTTTTTTATTTTTGTTTGGATAAACAAGTTTTTGCAAAATGAGCAACGGACACGGTGGAGCAAGACCAGGCGGAGGCAGAAAGCCAAAGGCCGACGAGATTAAGATAATTGAACAGATGGATGCGATTGCAGTCCCTGAGGACGCATGGCGTGCGCTTTGGGTTAAATGCCAAGACGGCGACATTCAGGCAATTAAATGCTGGCTCAATTATCGTTTTGGAATGCCTAAGCAAGTCGTTGACGTAACAACCCAAGGCGAAAAAGTAACGCCGCCAATCGAATGGATAAAATCCAAATAATTGACAAATATGAGCCGCTATTTTTAGAGGCGCCTAAAACGCGTTATTATCTTATAACTGGCGGACGTGGCTCGGGCAAGTCGTGGACCTTATCCATGTTTCTGTTAAACTTAACTTACGAGGAAGGCCACGTTATTTTATTCACTCGTTGGACGCTTACGAGTGCGTTTATTTCAATTATTCCTGAATTTATCGACAAAATTGAGTTGATGAATAAAGCGGAGGACTTTGAAATTACGCAAAGCGAGATTATCAACAAGGCCACAGGATCAAAGATTTTATTTCGCGGGATAAAGACAAGCCAAGGGACCGCAACGGCTAACTTAAAATCAATTGCTGGCGTTACTACTTTTATTCTTGACGAATCGGAGGAATTAATGGACGAGGACGTTTTTGACCGAATCGACCTTTCAATTCGTGCCGTGAATAAGCCAAACCGAGTTATTTTGGTAATGAATCCTAGTTACAAAAGCCATTGGATTTATAACAGATTTGTAAAGCATACGCGCAACGATACCAGTTACATTCACACCACGTTTTTAGACAACGAGCATAATTTAAGCCAGTCATTTATTGACCAGGCGAAGCGCGTTGAGCAAGAAAACCTCCACCGTTACGAACATTTATTTTTGGGCAAATGGCTAGACGATGCAGAGGGATTGCTATGGAATCGACCGATTATTGAACGCGCAAGGGTTAGCGCCAAGCCTGACCTTTCGCGAATTGTGGTTGCCATTGATCCAGCAACTACGGCCTTAATGGGCAGCGACGAAACTGGTATAATGGTTTGCGGTAAAGACGCCAACGGCAAAGGTTATGTTTTAGAGGACCTAAGCGGTAAATATTCGCCAACGGAATGGGCAACAGTTGCATTGCAAGCGTTTAAAAATTGGAATGCTGATTGCGTGGTTGCTGAAAAAAACCAAGGCGGTGACATGGTCGAAAACGTTTTAAGGTCGAAAAACACCACCGCAAGAATAAAACTTGTAACCGCAACAAAAGGAAAATTTGTAAGGGCAGAGCCAATTTATTCGCTTTATGAGCAGCACAAAATTTTCCATGTTGGCAGTTTTCCATTATTAGAGAATCAAATGGTTACCTTTGAACCTGACAAAGGCAAATCGCCTGACCGCGTCGACGCAATGGTTTGGGGATTTACTGAATTAATGTTAACAAGCCAAGATTTTTGGCACGTTTAGAATATTGAATCATTTTTTTATTTTATTACCCTATTTTTACAAAAAAAGCAAACGGAATGAATTACATTGATAGAATTAAAGCAGCGCTAGGCTTTAACCAAAAAGATTCCACATATTTAAACGCGGTTTTCCCTTACTTGGGAAACAACGTGATTTGGACCGCACCAACAACGCAAAATTTTATCGAAAAAGGTCTTTACCTTAACTCTGACCTTTACGCAATTATCAACTTAATCATTAACAAGGTAAGCACCGCGCCA